AAACGGAAGTCCTCGAAGAAGGATGCGCCGCCTCGTGATCCCCTTTACCGTTTCGGTGAGGCCATTGAGCTTGATTGGCCTCGAAGCGAAGATGGAATGCCGACGCTGCACGGACACTTTGCTGTGTTCGATCGGTGGACCGAGATCAATTCCATCTTTGAGGGTCACTTCATGGAAAAGATTTCTCCTGGGGCATTTTCAAAGACCTTCCAGGAGAATCGTGAGAAGATCCGCGTGCTATTCCAGCATGGTCGGGACAATGCGATCGGTGACAAGCCGCTTGGGCCAATCGACATCCTCGAAGAGGATAACGTTGGCGCGCGGTACGAGGTACCGATGCTCGACACGTCATACAATCGGGATCTCATCCCGGGTCTCAAGGCGAACCTGTACGGTGCGAGTTTCCGTATGCGGGTGACGCGCGAGAACATGCTTCTGTCCGATCACCCGGACCACCCTGGAAAGTCTGACTATAACCCGGATGGTTTGCCGGAGCGGGACATCAAAGAGATCGCCTGCTCGGAATTCGGCCCGGTGACATTCCCGGCATACCAAAGTGCAACGGCCGGCGTGCGCAGCATCACAGATGAGATGCTGGCGCTGCTCTTCACGAAGGAACCGGAGCGGTTCCTGGAGTTGATCCGTTCGGTGAATCCCGAGTTGTTCAACGCGATGCCGAAAGAGCCGGAGGAAGAGCCGGAGCGGGACGAGCCGGACCCGGAGCCGGAGAAGCTGACAGTGGTGAAGCGCCGAGACCTCGATGTCGAGCGTGCGTACGCTCGCATTCGTCGGATGGCTCGCGAGGCGGAACGGGACTTGCGTTGACACACGCTTGTCAACTATCCTTAGAGGGCACCTTCCGCTTTGGTGGAGGCACCTTCCCCTAGGGGGAACGCCGCCCGAAGCTCTTGTGGAACGCCGCGAGTAGTTGATCGGTTTCGTTTCGCAGAGAGAAGGTGAACAATCAATGACTCGTGAAGAGCGAGTTTCTCGCATGCAGGAATTGGAGCGGTGGATCGAGGAACAGAATAACGAATTCACTGACGAGCCGTTCCCGCCTGATATCCAGGAAAAGTGGGAAGCGAACAACCGTGAGCTTTCCGAGCACCAATTGGTGCTCCAGGAACTCGAAGAGCGTGATGCGAAGCTGCGCATTCTCGCGGAGCGGCAGCAGTCTCGTGAAGCTGGTTCCGATCCTGGCCGTGCTCCCAAGCATGGACCAGCGCGCATCTCCGCAATGAACGAGCGGGAGGTCTATGACCTTTCGAGCGTTCGGACTTCCATCTTCGATCCCGAGTCTGGAATTCGTGAGCTGCGTGACCGTGCGACTCGTGCGGTCGAGCTTGCGCATTTCCCGCACCCGTCGATCAATCAGGAGGATGCCCGCGCGCACGTTCTCAAGCTGTTGCGGCGTTCGGATGACGAGAATGTCGAGCTGGATGCTTTGGCGAAGCGCATTCTGATGACCGGGTCTCCGGCCTACAAGCGTGCGTTTGCCAAGACGTTCAATTCGCTGATCCGTGGTCTCGGCGGCGCTGCGAACTTGTCGCAGGAAGAGATGCGGGCAATGGATGCGGTTCGTGCGCTGTCCGTTGGTACCGGCTCTGCTGGTGGTTTCGCGGTTCCGTACACGCTGGACCCGACGCTGATTCCGTCGTCCAACTGGAGCGTCAACCCGTTCCGTGCGGTCTGCCGCACAGAGCAGATCACGGGGAACGAGTGGCGTGCGGTGACACAGCCTGGTGTGACTGCCGAGTACGCTGGTGAAGGTACGGCAGCCGCAGACGCTTCCTCTGGTTTCGCGCTGACGCAGCCAACGCTGTTGATGCTGCGCGGTGACGTGTTCATTCCGGTGTCAATCGAATTGACGCAGGATTGGGGCGCGGTCCAGTCCGAATTGGCGCAGGTCATTTCGGATGCGAAGGACGACCTTGAGGCGTCTCGTTTCACGACCGGTTCGGGTACTGGTATGCCGATGGGCCTGATCACTGGCGCGACTGCGCTGGTGACCGCAAACCCAGCCTCGACATTCCTGATCGCGGACCTGTACTCGCTGGAAGAGGCGGTGCCTCCAAGGTTCCGGCCTCGTTCGGTCGTGTTCGGCAATCGTGCCATCTTCAACAAGGTTCGTCAGTTCGACACGGCCGGTGGTTCGGGTGTGTGGCTGAATAACCTTCAAGTTGGTATGAACAACCAGCCTCCGACTCCTGGCTCGCTCGGGTGGCAGATTCTCGGCTATCCCGCGTATGAGGATTCGGCGATGGCCTCGACGATCGGTACTACCAAGATCCTCGCAATGGGCGATCCTCGGTACTACTGCATTGTCGATCGCATCGGGATGGATATCGAGGTTATCCCGCACTTGTTCTCTTCGGATAACCCCGGTCGTCCGGTCGGTCAGCGTGGCTTCTTCGCCTTCTGGCGAAACAATGCCACGGTCCTGCACACGAACGCTTTCCGTGTCCTGGTCGGCTAATTGAGGGAGGTGAGTTGCTATGGCCCGCTGGCACGGTCGTTTCGGCAAGGTGTATATGCAGCTTGCCTCGAACGACACTGAGGCTCAGCTTGTTGCCTTCCTCAATGCATGGGAGATTAATGCAGAAACCGATAAGGAAGACGTGACGTGTTTCAACGACCCGAACAAGATTTATGTGGTCGGGCTGCCGGACGCGAGCGGTTCCTTTGGTGGTTTCTACGACGATCAGACCGTGCAGACCTACGCGGCTGCGACAGACGGAGTTCCGCGCAAGTTCTATCTCTATCCAACTTCAACGACATCCGCGAACTACTGGTACGGCTACATCTATCCGGACTTCAAGGCGTCCGGTAAGGTTGACGGCCCGGTCGAGATTTCGTCTGAGTGGAATGCTGCTTCGGCGATTCTCAAGAAGCCGTAAGGGAGGGATTGACGTATGGCAAGATATAATGCGGCAGTCCTTTCCGCAGCGGCGCTTGGTATCGACGCAGCAGCGGCAACAATTGTGCCGGGCGCAGCAGTTCGATTCAAGCTGCGTCGTTTGACGCTCGGCGTTGCCGTGACATCGGGTTCGATTGTTTCACAGCAGGTTGTGGTCGGTATCAACCGGGGGACTGCTCGGGGAACGCAGACCACGAACGTTGCTGGCTCGAAAATGGACCCGACATCTGCCGCGTCAGGAATTACTGGCGTGGACTCGGCATGGTCGGTGCAGCCAACGCTCGGTGCGACTGCGACTGACGTTTTCAAGGTGGCATTCAACACACAGTCTGGTGCTGACTTGCCTTGGGAGCAATTGGAGGAATTCTTCTCCGATGTCGGCACGGCCAACGTGATCGGTATCGTCAACCGAGTGACCGCACTGCCTGCGAACCATCAGCTTTCCGTTGCGGTGGAGTGGGAAGAGTAATCAACGGGGCCTGGTCGCCCTGTCGGGACCGGAGGGTGTAGAATCCCTCCGGTCCTGCTTTCTCTAGGAGGAGATATGTCAAAGGGTAAGGTTTTCATTGCGGCCACGTCTGGTGTGGTTCCAATTGACGGAACCGAATACTATTTCATCAAAGACGTGACTCGTATTCGAGAAGGTCATCCTCTTCTGGTTGCGCATCCTGACTATTTCAAAGAGCTTGAGGATCAGCCCGTTCACTACGAATGGGAAACGGCCACGGCAGCGCCCGGTGAGCGGCGCGGCGAATCTCCTCCCAAGAGGTAACAATGTCTGACCGTGTGTCTGTTGCCTACGTTCACAGCGAACAAGTCGCCTACTCATGGTTCCGCAGTATCACTGGACTGATCACGTACGACCGTGCCAACAAGCGACACGTTGTTGGCAATCCGTTCGTGGATATCATGTTTGCCTCGGGTGGTATTTCGGATGCTCGAAACAAGGCAGTCAGGGAATTCCTTACCACTGATAGTGATTGGCTCTTCTGGATTGACACTGACATGGGTTTCGAGCCTGACATTGTCGATCGTCTGTTAGATGTTGCCGATCCCGTCGAGCGTCCGATTGTTGGTGCGCTTGCATTCGCGTACGTTCCGAGCGAATCAGATGGCATGGGTGGAAAGATTTGTCATGCTGTCCCTGTCATTTTCAATTGGCGCAATGATGATGAGGTCCGTGGCTATCAAACGATCGGCC